ACAGCGCCAACTACCAAAACAACAACTACGCCATCATTACGGGCAAGCAGATCGTCGTTGTCGATGCCGACTCAGACGACGCCGTCAAATTTGTGCGAGACAACCTGACTTACACTCCGAGGCGCGTCACGACAAGCAAGGGGAAACACTTTTATTACCAGGTCGATCCCAACTATCCCGTTCGTAACGGCGTGAACCCGGATCTGCGCATTGACCTGCGAGGCCAAGGCGGCTGCGTGATAGCGCCAGGTAGCATCCACGAAAGCGGCCATGTATACGCACGCGACGACGATCCTGACGTGGACGTGTGGTGGGGCAGCCTGCCGAAGTTAAACGCCGCAGACCTTCGCAAGATTAAGTCGTTTAACGAGCCTGCGCCTGGGCCGGTCGATACGGGCCTATCTTTTAATGTAAAAGAGGCCGGCGTTTCTGAGGGCAACCGCAATCACGAAGCAGCTGCCGAGGCTGGCCGGCTGTTTCGCCAGGGGCTGAGCTTTGACGCTGTGCTTGAGCAGGTGCTGCAGTGGAATACCTACAACAGCCCGCCGCTCGGGCGAGACGAGGTAGAGCGCACCGTTGATAGCATCGCTCAAGCGCACGCCCGCAACAGCGCAGCTGAGCAGCGCGAAGCGCGCGAGGCGCAAGCCGAGGCCGCTGAAGCGCAGAAGGTGGCGCTCGAGCCAAAGCCCTTCGTGCTCGGTGACGCCAGCAAGATACCGCCGCGGGAGTGGGTGTACGGCCGGCACTTCATACGCAAGTTTCTATCCGTCACCGTCGCGCCAGGCGGCACTGGCAAGACGGCGATCACGCTGGCCGAGGCCGTTGCGATGGCAACAGGCCGCTCGATCATGGGCATCGAGACGCCAAAGCGCCGAGTGTGGGTGTGGAACCTCGAAGACCCATTAGAAGAGCTCCAGCGCCGGATCGCCGGCATTGCTCAGCATCACAACATCACGCAAGACGATCTGGGCGACAGACTGCTCGTCAACAGCGGGCGAGACGAGCCGCTGATCATTGCCGAGCAGGCCGGCGGGGCTAACGTGCTTACGCCAGCTGCCGATGCTCTGACTCACCATATTAAGGCCATGAACGTGGACGTCGTCATTGTTGACCCGTTCGTGAGCTCGCACCACCTCAGCGAAAACGATAACAAGGCCATCGATATGGTCGTAAAGCGCTGGGCGCAGGTTGCCAACGACGCCAATTGCTCTATCGAGCTCGTGCATCACGTCAGAAAGGGCAACGGCATGCAGGAAGCGACAGTTTCCGACGCCAGGGGCGCAAGTGCCCTGGTAGACGCCGCCCGTCACGTTCGCCGGCTACAGCGTATGACCGCCGAAGAGGCGCGCAATGCGGGGATAGACGAAGACCAATTCTGGCGCTATAGCCGCGAAGGCGACAGCAAAGACAACCTCGCACCACCAACCGGCGACTCGACGTGGCGACAGATGGTCAGCGTTGAGCTCCCGAACGGCGACAGCGTCGGTGTGAGCGAGCCTTGGCAGTGGCCGGACGCATTCTCTGACGTGACACGAAACGACTTGGAGACGGTGCAGCGCGCCGTGGCTGCAGGCGAATACCGCGAGAGCCATCGGGCAAAGGATTGGGTGGGTAACGCCGTAGCGGACGTGCTGAATCTCGATATCAACGACAGCTATGTGCGTACCAAGGTGCGCCACATGCTGAGCACTTGGATCGACAACAACGCTTTGCGAGTAGTCGAGCGGCCAGACAAGACGCGAATGATGCGCAAATTTGTGATCGTTGGGACGTGGGTGAGCGAGGGTGAGATCGATGAGTGACGGTGCATCAGTAGCGTGTTTTTTACTGATGCAGAGCGATGCAGCGGCGAGCATCAGAATGTACCTGCATCGGTACAAAATTTACTTGTACCGGCAGAGTACTAGTGATGCAGGTTTTGGGTGCTGCAAAAGTAGTGATGCATGACTGATGCAAAAGGCTAAAAAACCAAAGGCCAAGAAGCAGTCGGCCGGCAGCAAGGGCGAGGAGGCGCTTGCAGCGCAGCTGCAGGCGGCGGGCGTGAGCTTTGAGCGGGAGCAGCTGCTGATCCCTGGCCGCAGGTTTCGGTTCGACTTCGTGATCACCGGCAGCGACCTGGTCATCGAGGTTGAGGGCGGAACGTGGAGTGGTGGCCGGCACACCAGCGGCGTTGGCTTTCGGTCGGACTGCTTTAAGTACAACAAGGCGCTCGAGCTTGGCTATCGGGTGCTGCGCTACACGACTGACATGGTTACCAAGGGCGAGGCGATAGCGCAAGTCATGGACATACTAGGCGCTGAGAGCGCCGTAGAGGGGCTGTGAGGCGATATGAAGTGTAAGCAGTGCGGTAGTAGCGGTCATAGGGTAATCAGCTCTGACAAGCTGCGAGAGGGCGTTAGACGGCGTCGCGAGTGTTTGCGATGTGGAAACAGGTGGAACACAATTGAGACGGTGCTGGTCGAGCGACCGGCAGAGCCGAAGGCGAAGCCGGAGCGCAAGCCTGTGGAGCCCGCGTATCGGCGTGAAGAGCTCGAAGACTTGGCCGATGGTTGGGACAGCGAGCTCGACGACATACTTAACGAATTAGGAGCGAACTAGGATGCCTGGCAGACCGATAATCAGAGCGCAGATCAAGAGCCTGGAAGAACGTGGCGAGGAAGCCGTGTTCAATATGATTGCCGGTGGCATGACTGTCGTGAACACGATGAAAGAATGCCAGGTTGGCCGGCGTGCGTTCTACCGATGGCTGGAAGAGGGCGAGGGTAGGCACGATCGCTACCTGCAAGCTCGGAGGTTGTGGGCTGACGCACTGGCTGAAGAGTGCCTAGAGATCGCCGATGGCACGATGGACGCGCACGACGCGACCGTTCGTAAACTGCGCATCGATACGCGCAAGTGGTTGGCCGGTAACGTGAACCCAGATCAATGGCGTGAGAAGCGCGATCCGTTAGTGAACATCACGCTGGGTGATCAGCATTTGGCGGCGCTTCGTGAGCTTACAAACGACAGCGTAATCGAGCATGAGAGCGACGAAACCTAGCTCGCAGACACTGGCTCGCGCAGCCGGCTTTGCGCGCAGGAAATGGCCGTGCCGAGACAGCTGGGTTAAGGGGCGTTTTGCCGTGGAACACCGCAGATAATTACGCGAAAAACTGTTAGATCAACGAAATCAATGACTTACGGCTGCGCGCAATTGCGCGTAATAATCATTATGTTAAATTGGGCCTCAAAAGGGCCGTGGAACACGCCGTGGAACAATGGCTGCCCCCCCCCTTGAACCAGCAGGGGGGTGGGGGTGGGAGGACTAGACTTCCGCGCACCGAAAAAAATTCTATTTTCTTCGCGTGCCCTTCTTCGCAGTCTTTGCCGCAGCCCTAAAAGCCTTCTTTGTCGGCCTTCCTTTTTCATTGGCTTTTCGCATGCGTTCTGGCGTCTTACCAGCCGCTTTCTGCGCCTTGATCCGCCGCCGCTTGGCAGCGATATTGGCGTACAGCCCTCTTCGTGGCATCACTTCCTCCTAGATTTCGTGCCCGCGCACTTCCAGCGTTTTCGCGAAAGGCGCAGCGGGCTGTTTGGGTTCTTGGCGGCTTTCGGGTGCTTCTTCATCTGGCCGGCGCTCCGCGCGCAGTAGGCGTCGCCTTTCTTGCTCGCCGGCTGCACGCGCCGCGATCCATCTTTGGCCTTGCCCGCCTGGCCATACGAAATACGTTTGCCGCTGGCCGTCACTTTGACGCGGGCTTTGCCCTTGCGTGGCGTAGCCACGGCTAGCGTGGTGGGTAGGCTGGCTTAACGACAGGTACGTTCGTGCCGGCAGCCATGCGGGCGTTGCGAGCTTGTTTGGTGGCCGTGCGCTTGCCTTTCATGGCTTTCATTGTTTTTGAGTGTGATCCGTACATAGGAGCTCCATATGTGGTGATTGATGAGCTCCAATTTTCTCATATTTATTTCTATTTATTGTCTCCTAAAAGGTGACAAGTAGAACAATATCGGTATAATTAGGGCCATAACAACGAGGAACGGATATGGAACTAAAAGTATTAGTAGCATGTGAAACCAGCGGCACCGTCCGCGATGCGTTCTACTGGGCTGGCCACGACGCATGGTCGTGCGACATTCTGCCCGCCGACACCCCTACCAATCGCCACATCCAAGGTGACGTTCGCGACGTTTTAAAAATGGACTCATGGGACATGCTGATCATTGCACACCCGCCATGCACCAGGCTTTGCAACAGCGGTGTGCGCTGGCTACACAAAGCACCTCCAGGGCGAACCTTAGAATCTATGTGGGCCGAGTTAGACGAAGGTGCCGCACTTTTCCGCGAATTGATGGACGCTGACGTGCCGTACATCGCTGTTGAAAACCCCGTCATGCACAAGTATGCGAAGCAGCGGATCTGGGGTGAAGGCTGGGAAAAGAAATCCAAAAACGACGGCGAGTTTGTTTTGACGTCCGTTCAGCCCTACGAGTTTGCTGAGTCGGTCGATGCTGATGACAACGTGACAAAGCGCACTTGCTTGTGGCTCAAGGGTCTGCCGCCGCTGCAGAAGACGTCCAACCTGACTCGCGAAACAGCTAGGGACGACATTCACAAAGCGCCGCCATCGAAGGATCGCTGGAAATTGCGCAGCAAGTTTCACAAAGGTCTGGCCCAAGCTATGGCCGATCAATGGGGCAGTTTGTTTGCTCAAATGGAGGCCGCGTAAGCGGGGGGGCGCAGTATGACGACAACGCAATTACCAGCCCCCTGGCACGGCAAGCATCCGCTGGATCTCGACACATCTACGCTGGCGCTGCTTTTAGAGGCCATCGCCGCCGACGCAGAGCGCGCGCCAGACCGCACAATATCTTCTGTTGGCTTAGCCGATATATTGCTCGCCGCGTCGGATCGGCTGTTGGAGGCACCGTGAAAAAAACAAACTATTTTGCCGCCCTTGAGGCGCAAGTGCGCAGGCAGCTGAAAGACAAAACTCTGCGCGACGAAGTGTTTGCGACTGCCGCGCTAAAGGTGCTGCAGTCTATGGTTGCGCACCGGCCTAGCCCGCAGCCGTGGAATACGCACCCAACCCCTGTGAGATCTAGCGATTTTGTTTTTGACGATGCTTTAGTCGATGGCGTGGCGGGCGTGATCGAAGATGAATTAAGCGCAAATAACTAATCAAGGAACCGCGTAAGCGGCGGGAGGCAGTATGAACAAACCCCAATGGCAAAAGGCGCATCACCTGGCTCGGCTCGCAGCGTGCATCGACCCGAAGGCGAATGCCGACGAGCCGGCTGAAGTGAAAGCCTACCGGCAGCTGCATGAGCTCATTCAGTCTGGCGAGATGGAGCGCGCTAGCTTTAGGGTTGCTACCAGGTGCGTCCACGACCATCGGTACGCAATCGATAAACTAGACATGTTTCGCGAACGGTACAGGCGCGCTAGACAAGTAGCAGCTGCATACAAACCAGCCCGCTAACGCGGGCGCATAGTGATAGGATGAAGGCATGATTAGTAAAAAGTTTGGCGATTTGTTGGTCGAAGTAGAGCTCGAAGACTCTGAGATGTGGCGCAGGGGCACGATTAGCATTTACTTCGAGCTTGGCGCTGCATATGAGAGTTACCACGTCAGCCCGCCTGACATTAAGAAATTTCGGTATGACGATCCGTCGCCCAGGTTCATCGACCTGGTGCGCGTCACTTCCTGGATCAGAGACTATGTAGATGGGAACCCAACCGACGAAATAGATCAAATGGTCAGGGATTTGATCGAACAAGAAATCACCTTCAGCACTGACGGCCAAGTCATTGACGACCCGTTTCATAATCCAACTGACGAGCTCAACCCGCGCCACATATACGAATAGCCTGTCCCTGACCTGTCCCTGATCAATCCCTGACCAATCCCTGACCTGCTCAGAGCGTCCCATTTCTGCTCGGAACGCTGCTCATTTCTGCTCAGACCATTGCTCAGACCATAAGCGGTAGAATATGGCATGGCAGAAAACCCATATGTGGCGTTTGTTAAGCGCTTTCGCACCGATCCCGTCGCTTTTGTTGAGCAAGTGCTCAAACAAACGCCCGACGCCTGGCAAGTTGAATTCTTGACCGCCATAGCCTCTGGCGAGCGGAAAATCAGCGTGCGCTCTGGCCACGGCACCGGCAAATCGACGGCGAGCTCGTGGGCGATGCTTTGGTATTTGCTGACGCGCTATCCGGTCAAAATCGTCGTGACAGCGCCGACTAGCGCGCAGCTGTTCGACGCGCTGTTTGCGGAGCTCAAGCGCTGGATCAACGAGTGCCCTGTGGCGATCAAAGAGCTTTTGGAAGTGAAGAGCGACCGCGTCAGCCTAAAGGCCGCGCCCAGCGAAGCGTTTATTTCATGCCGGACATCGAGAGCAGAAACGCCAGAAGCGCTGCAGGGCGTTCACTCCGACAACGTGATGTTGGTGTGCGACGAGGCGTCCGGTATCCCCGAGGCGGTATTTGAGGCGGCAGCTGGCTCGATGTCTGGCGAGCACGCAACGACCATTTTGCTCGGCAACCCAACCAGGAGCTCTGGCTTCTTCTTCGACACCCACCACCGCATGGCGGGCGATTGGTGGACGCGCAAGGTCAGCTGCATCGACTCGCCCAGGGTGAGTGAAGATTATGTGAGCGAGATGGCTGCGCGTTTTGGCGAAGAGAGCAACGCCTTTCGCGTGCGAGTCCTAGGGGAATTTCCCCAACGCGATGATGATACGGCTATACCTCTCGAATTAGTGGAGAGTGCCCAGCGGCGCGAGGTTGTCATCACTGAAGACGAGCCGATCGTGTGGGGCTTGGACGTCAGCCGCTTCGGCTCTGACCGCAGCGCGTTGTGTAAGCGCCGAGGGCGCGAGCTCATGGGCATCCAGACCTGGCAGGGCTTGGATCTGATGCAGCTGTGCGGGGCGGTTGTTGCTGAGTATGAAAGCCAGCAGCCGCGAACGCGGCCTGTGCAGATCAACGTGGACTCGATTGGCCTGGGCGGCGGTGTGTGCGACCGCCTGCGTGAGCTCGGCCTGCCGGCTGTTGGCATCAACACCAGCGAGAGCCCGAGCAGCAAGGCGACTTACATCAACCTGCGCGCTGAGCTCTGGTTTAAGGTCAAAGCCTGGCTAGAGGCCCGCGACGTGTCGTTGCCCCAGGACGACGACCTGCTCGCCGAGCTCGTCAGCGCCAAATACAAATTCACATCAAGCGGCAAGATGCAGCTGGAGAGCAAAGACCAAATGCGTAAGCGCGGGCTGCGCTCGCCTGACCTGGCTGACTCGCTTTGCCTCACGTTCGCCAGCGACGCAATGACGCTGAGCGGCGCGATGAGCGCTGCCAGCAGCTGGCAGAAACCGCTCAGGCGAGGGCTGTCAATTACCTAACTGGTAAAATTAATCCCCATAAAATCACCATATATGGGGGCTCGCGTGGCGCATACAGACCAAAAGACCTATCGACGCGGCCCAGGCGGCGTGCAAGACGCTGCGAATGACATCGCCAAGATGCTCTACAAAAAAGCGCCTGCCAAGAAGCCAAGCAAGAAGGGTAAGTAATTGCCGAGCGCTTCAAACCTTGCTGGAGGCCTCCTTGGCCTGGGCGACAAATCTGCTCGCCTAGCTAGAGCTCGCGAGCAAGGCTTTGACGTAGACAACGTCTACTATCACGGCACCGACGCGGACATCGAATCGTTTGAAGTTCCCGCTACGGGGCTTTTTGTGTCTGGTTCACCTGACGTCGCCTCTTCTTACGTTGGCAATATGCGTGAGTTTGGCAATCCGAGCGCTCCTGTCGTTTATCCCGTCTTCATCAAAAAAGAAGGCTTTGCGCGCGTTACCCCATCGACGCCAGGGCAATTGTATGGTGATTTGCAATTAGACGGGATGACTATCGATGGCCAGGACGCGCGCAGTTTTCTGCAGTTAGGTGCCGACCGAGACATTACGTCCACCGACGAACTTACGAGTCTTCTCTCCGAAGATTACCCAGGCGTTATCATAGAGGGCATTGTTGATGTCGGCCCGAATGTTAAGTCGGGCACGCTGAGAAACCGCATGGATTATCTGGCGGAACAGGGCTATCCAGCGAACCCTTGGTATGCACCAAAGATGACGCAGCGAGAAAGACTGCGGTCAATGCTAGATAAGTCGGTATACGCAAACGTGCCCGACGACCTAAGAAAACAGTCCAGAGAGGCAGCTGCTGCCAAATTGTTCGCACCCACTGATGTCGTTGTGGCGTTTGATGACACCGCAATTCGCTCAATCAACGCTAAGTTTGATCCCAAGAAATCGATTTCAGAGGACATACTGGCAAGCGCTCCGCTTGCACTAGCAACTGCGATTGGTGCGGCGGCGGTAGCGTCGCCACAAGACGCTGAAGCGAACGTGCTCACCGCCAGCCTGTCGCCCGTTCTGCGTGCCTCGATGGACGCCATGTTGCGCGGCGAAGATTTGCCAAAGCGCGACATGAACAGGGTGAACAAGTACCTGCAGCAGATAGCAGACGATCAGACGGCTTTTGGCCGACGAGAACGCATGCGAATGCAGCCTGGCGCGTCGCAAGATGTCGATGTCCTGCAGCGCGACATCATCCTGCCAGAAGACCTCCAAGGCAGCGCTATGGTGCCCATACAGGGCGATCCAAGCATCGCTGGCTCAA